TCTAACATATAGTCTGCCCAATCATAAGATGCTTTTTTAATCTCTTGCATTCGCCAAGTTTGTCTACCTGCTGCAAGAAAGCCACCCATAGCTTGACCTGCTAAGTATAATCTAGGTGTTAGTTCCTTAACAGTTGCAGGTTTATGTTTCTGTCGAGCAAATTTCTTAGCTTCCTCTTCGAGACTCTTTGTCAAGTACTTGCTCCTTGTTTTTGAAGTAGGCTTTGTTAAAGCCAAACTCCCAGTCCCTATGTTCTTTAGTGTTTCGAACATAAGGATTCGTTAGTTTTCCTATTAAGAAACCTTTATAACCCTGATTAAAAGGTTTAGCTACTTTCGATTTTGAAGCTGAACCAGTGCGCTTAAATACCATTGTGCTTTCTCCAAATCTTGTACACCATTTTTATATCGCCATCTATGTAAATACTTAGCAATATTACCCCTATAGTAACCTATTAACTCCTCATCTGTCAAGAAGTCTTGTATATATTTTATACACTCTATTGTACCTTGACCATAGTGTTGAGGTTTACTTACTGGATCATAGTCATTACCCATAGTCAAAGTAGTAGGGCTATCTTCGTTTATAGTTAGTGTAGCCATAGCATCATCAAAATTTATCATAGTATTATTAACTCCGCATCTGTAAATGGAATGTGAAAGAATAGTTCACCTTTTCTAATGTATCTACCTTTAGCTTCTTTAAGACTCTCTTTAGTTAGTAGATAGTCTCGAATACGCCAAGCTTGTTTTAGATCTTTACGAAAGACATAAAAGTTTAAGACTCCGTTCTCACCTTGATACTTATCAAGTAATCGTTGCTTACGTTCTGGTATCCTAATTTCTTTCCAATGCTCAGGCCAATCACCATCCCAAGCTACTTTAACTTCAGCTTCATTAAAGTAGGTAAACCCATGCTTCTGAGATATTATATCAACGTGGTAATTTTCTTCTGTGTTGACTAGCACATGATCTTTCTTTGTAAGATATGCTGTAAGAGCATCCTTAGCCTGAGTATCATAAGCCTCATATAAAGCACGATTAAATTGTTTTCTAACTGGTTGCATATACTATGCTCCTATATCTACGATTTCACAAACGTCACCAGTACAAGCAAAGGTCTGACTACTTGCAGTAGTGTCTACTTTTTCATACTCTGAAAGCTTTGCCCAGTCAATACTTTTTGGCATTACTCTAGATAATTTTTTATAATCGTCTTTTGTGCACCACTGGTACGGAGCTTGCTGATAAGTATGTTCGTTATAAGGTAAGAAGCTTACCCCAGACATCTCATCAAAGTGCTCGTAAACAAATGCACCTACTTCAAACCATTCATCCTTTCTTACATTAATTGTTACACTTGGCTTATGCTCACACCAATGTCTTTGATACATCAACCATGTATTTAGTTGTTGAATAGCTGAGACATTGTCAGTGACTATTGCTCCTTGAGGAGCTTTAATTGGAAATGAAAACACAGTTGTTTGATCTGGCTTCATGAAATCAGCTTCACTTGGAATACCCTGATCTTTCATAAACTGTGTTAGTGGATCTTTGTTATCACCTCTTACGGTTCTTATGTAATGTGGTGAATGCCTTGGGTGTATACCTGATGCAGAGTCCACAAGTTGTGAAACTGTACCGCTAGGTTTCACACAGGTAATTGCTGTTGATTGTGAAATGCCAAGGCGGTCAGCCCAATCAGAATTAGTATGCACAGCAACTTCTCGTAGGTGTTCAAGAGTCTTCTCCAATCCTTTGTTTTTAATTGTTAATAGTTGATTGTCCATTATCCCTGTGAGAGACACACCGAGCAATCGTTCTTCTTCTGTATTTCGCTGCCACACCTTTCGCAGATATGGGAACTGGGTGTACGTGCTTTGGATCGTCCCAAGTATTGTGGCACATCTGATCTTTCTTTCCAAGTCTTCAATCGTGTCAGTGGCACGTACCACAACTTCTGTAAGATTGCAGAACTGGTATGGGCGTAAGATAATCTCACTACAAGGATTAGTTCCGAACTCAAAGTCAGGATCACGTCTGCCATTCTTTGCAGCTTGTTTCTTAGATGCTTCCCTGTTAAATACACCACGTTCTCCACTTCCTGATTCTACCAGTGCCATCCATTCTCTCATGAATGATACACTGTCTGGTTTCTCTGTATAAGAAACAGAGTTGTTTGCTAAAGCTCTTTGTGGATTGTTGTCCCACCAATTACCTGATTTAGCATGACGCATTCTGTCATCTGACAAGTTAGATAAACTTATCATTGCAGATCTTCTAACACCACCGACAACTACAACCTCACCAATCTTACACATCAGATCGTGACACTCAATTGATGATAGCCTACGTCCTTGTGCCTCCTTAAAAATATTAATTGAGAAGTTAAATAAGTCAACTAATGGTGATGGACCTGATGCTCTACCACCAAAGGTTTTAAGTCTAGCACCTGCAGGACGAACTTTAGATACATCCCACTTAGGAATCTCACCTGCCCACAAGAGAGCTAATACTTGTCTAAACGCCTTAGCCCACCCTTCCTTACTGTCCTTTACCACAATGGTAGTCTCACTATCGAAGAGTTCTGGAACCTCTGGAAGCTTAGAGATGAACTGACGTTCAACACTGAAGCCGACACCAGTACCACAGAGCAAGATAAACATAGCCTCATCGAAAGACTTAGGGTCATCTACGGGTAGATAACTACAGTTATACCCTGCAGTATTATCTCTCTCAAGGGCTTTTCCTGCAGTCATTAAAGCTCGCATAGAGGGCATGACCTCTAAGCTAAGTATAGATTCTCTTATCTCATTATATATCTTATGATCAATGTCATAGCCTACAACGTTACCCATGTAACGGTCTACTGTCTCTGACCAAGACTCTCGTCTACCCTCATCTTCAAGCCAACGAGCATACCGTGAGGTGTGTATAAAGGCTTGGTAATCAGTTGGTAAATAGTTATTCATCTGTTGTCTCCTGATCCAGATATTACACCACGTTTCTTTCTATCTTCTAGCTTACTAAGATTAGCACGAGCTACATCATTCATACTCACATTTAGATCTCTACACAATGCGGCAATGTACCACAAGCAATCACCGATCTCATCAGCTATAGCCTTACGATCAAACTCACCATCACGTAAGATCTTTTTTACTTTGTTTGCAACTTCACCTGCTTCTGCAGCTAGACCAAGTGCAGGATATATAACAGCATGTTTACTGCTGTAGACAGCTGTATCACCTGCAATTTTTTGATACTCTTCCATATCTAAAGAGTTGTAATATTTAAAAGCTTCTATGTCAGTCTCGTTTATCATGTTTTACCTCACAGTCTTCTACAATTATATCATCTAAGTCATACAGATAACTTTGTAATATCTCTGATATGACTTCAGTATTATCTCCAAAGGTCTCTAAAAAGTTTGCATCAGGATCAACACAAATTGTAATGTCTATATTAAATCTCATCGGAAGCCCCTAGTTATACCCAGAATCATCTGGCATGTCAACAACTAATGGCTCAATACTTTTCATAAAATGTTTTTTCCATTCATAAGCAGAATCAAAGTCCTCAAACCAAAAATTATCTTCACCCATAACACCATCTATCTCTGACTTACAAACTAAAAAGTAGTTAGAGTCTACTGGTATATCATCATCTTCAATATCTTCTACTGCTATTGGACCTTCCATAACACCCCACACTTTTACTTTCATATTATTTCCAATTTTTTAATAAGTCCATATAGTGCTCAAGACTTATCATTGTTATCCAGGACTTTCTATCAGCTCGAAAGAACACTACTGGTTCACCCTTACCATGTTTACTGGCTTGTTCCATATAGTCATAGGCAGTTTTCATACCAGACTTTCTACGTTTGACTTCAATAGTTATTGGTAGCTTTTTTCTAGCTGCAGGAGATAGTTGAATATCTTCACCTGTATCTCCCATAGTTGTAGACTTGATGTCATCTTCTTCAAACTCTGGAAACATCTCCAGAAGTTTATCTCTGATTTCATTCTGCCCAGTTCTACCTTTTGCTTTTGCTGCTCTAGACATAATTAATTACAACCAAGATGGTTTTTCCATAACGGTATAGTCACCCCAATCTGTACCATAGTTAGAATCTTTCTCTGCCTTTGCAATAGTAGCTAAGGTTTTGTGTAATTGATTCATACCCCAACGCATGATATCAGAACCCATAACATGTACGTGAGAAACATATGGTGAGGTTTTTTCACAGGCAATAAAAGAAAATGTTTTTATATCATACCCAGCTAGTTTACATGTGTAAGCATAGTGAGCACCTTGTAAAAAGTACCCATACTTTAGGCACTCTTTTAAGAATCCGTTAGGACTGGCATCTTGTGTTGTCTTAACATCATAAACTGTTTGCTCTGATTCAATCATTAGGTCGGGTCTAGTCTTAAGCATAAGACCTGAGACAGGATCTTCTACAAAGATGCTTATCTCGTTTAATCTCTCTGGATGATTAAGGTAGGATGCACAGATTGGATTCTCTAATGCACCTCTGGTGATACAGTTAGCTACGTTGTATTCTACCTCTGTTAGAAGTATTTGATCGTCAGTGAGTTTTTCTTTTAGGTCTTTAAAGGCAGCACTAGCTTTAGTCTTTGGACCTTTTACAACTAGATTACGTTCTTTCTCTAAGAGATTGGCATGTACAGCACTTCCTAATGCAAAGGCAGGATTGTTTGAGTTACGTCTTTCACCCTTCCAATGTGCCAGTGACTTTTTATAGACAGCTTTCACTGCACTTGAAGATATACCATCTCTTGTATGGTATTCTTGATTAGACATATTCTCTATTATTTGTTTCATTCTATATCCTTAAAAGGTGGCTCCCCGAAGGGAGCCTA